ATACCCCTTTTAGCAAGACATGACTGGTTCAAGCCAGGTCTGACGGATTCAACCGTCAAACTAGAGGCAATCGAACATGACGAACGAACGAAGATATATTCCGCGGACCTTACGGCGGCGACCGAATATATCACGTTCGGACGAGCACATGCTGTTATCAAGGGTATTGCTGAGGTGCTGCAATGGTCAGATACCAAGACTAAGGCAGCACTCCAGATTACCGGTGCCCAAATTCCACTAATAAAAGAAAGAGGACTACCGCGTACGAAGAGAGGCGTTTTACTAGGACTGGGCATAAGCTGGACTATCCTATCTGTGTTAAACGCATACGCGGCTTCCGATTATTCAAGAAAACATCAACTCCCAGACAAATCATTTACGATCTGCGGGGACGACTTGTCGGGGCTCTGGAGCCCACAACAAATCACCCATTACAGAATCGCAATGGCAGGGTTGCAGTTGAAGTTGAATGACCGGAAATCTTTTATTGGGAATACAGGTGTATTCTGTGAAAAGCTTGTAGAGATGGAGCCAACCCGAATGAAAGCACGATCGAAGGAACTGATCGGCATCAGAGAGGCGGCTGCCATCAAGCTCATGGAGCGGGGACAGAAGGGTGGAGTAATCTCAACGCGGGCAAACTTGCGTGAGAAACTCGGAACTTCTCTCTTCCCCGATATCCGTAAGCTCGTGCACTCCACCCTCCGAAAGACCAAAACGCCGCTGGGGTTACCCGGCGGTCCGATCTGGCTCGGTGGGGATGGAGGACAAGTCCTAAATACAGAGATACCAAAAATAATTTCCTTAATCGTCTCTTACTCTAAGCGAGGCCCAATCTCCCCACTGTCTGGTATCGACAGCGAGTGGCAGGAAATTGGGAAGGCACTCAGGGGTCTCGAAAGGGTCTCATCGGAGAACGAAACGGACTACCGCACCTTGGAAGCTTGCTTCCTTGGTGCGTTTGCCCGTCAAGATCAACGAATCATTCGACCGAAACCCACTGAGCGCCCTATAAGCGAGTTAGCAGCTATTGTACAAAAACGAGTACGCAGTGAAAGAAACATAACATTCAATGCAAAACAAGTTCTCCAAAATTTGGCTGCTAACAAGCTCCTCTCGGCTAAGAACAGAAGACGACTGAGTCCTTACCTTTTCCACTTGGGGCGAAAACCTACCCACTTAACAGTTTTGACTGTCATCAGAATACTCTCTGACCGACCCAACCCGAAGATCAGAATCGGCGATGCTTGTATGCTCGCTAAAGATTTCAAACTAAACCCCCCCGTTTTCCAAACAGGGGAGTCTGCTCTTTGGCGGTTTCAGAGAGAGTTACCAGTTCACACGTGAACTGGC